ACACTAACGGATATTCAGCGAGCTGCAAGATTTTATTACCTTCAGCAACATGCGTTTGGTGGTAAGGTTTCTGGGCAGACATTTGGATATGCAACAACAGGCCGCTCTTTAAATCTCTTGCGGATAGAGGAAAGTTTAAGTGCAGCACATTTGCGTTTGAATGGAGTCTATATTGAAAACCTGTCCTGGGATATTTGCTTTGATAAGTATGACCGGGAACATACATTTTTTTATGCTGATCCGCCGTATCTAGATACAGCAGGTTATGGAGTAGATTTTCCATTAGATCAGTATGAACTTCTTTCTGAAAAGATGAAGACTTGCAAAGGGAAGGTAATGCTATCAATTAATGATCATGAAAAGATTCGTGAAATCTTTAAAGGTTTTAATTTTGCATGTACTTCAATTAATTATTCTGTTGGTCGTGATTTGGCTGCTAAGAGTAAGAAAAGTAATGAACTGATAATTATGAATTATTGATCTCATAATTTGGTTTAAAAGTTTGCCGTAATAATTGCGGCGCAAACGGCCCCTCTAAAAAATGGTTATTGGAGGGGCTTTTTCTTTTTGGAGAAATAAAAGTGCGTATGAGCCGATTATTACTAGCCACAACTGCTGGATTAATGGCCTTAAATACAAAACTAAGTGTTTTAAGCGCCTTGGTTGCATCATGTGGACACGCATCACCTTTGAGCTGTAAGGCAAATACAGTAAAGAGTAAACCTAACAAACTAAGTCAAAAGAAAAAACGCCTTATTGCTCGTCGTCTTAATAAACATAAGTGAGCTGGATAAATGGACAAAAACGAAGCTAAAAAAAATCTGGATAAATATTCACAGGAACTTGAGCGTTATCAAAATCTCTCCAGATCGGGTCTTAGCCGTGATGAAATGTTAGTTATCGATAGAATAATTCTTAGATTAAAAAAGCAAGTTAATAATTTACGGACGGCCTTATATGGACAGTAACGATTATTTTTGGCTTACAAGAAAAAAGAACCAAGAACAAAACCAAAAAGCCGCCCATTACCCAAAGCAACTCAAAAATACCTAGAAGCTGAAGAAGAATTTACTCATGCATTAGATGTGCTTGAAATCAAATATGAAAAGAAATTTAAGTTTAAATCTACAAAACATTGGCGATTTGATTTTCATTTAATTGAACATCGTATTCTGGTCGAAATTGCGGGTGGTCCATGGTCAGGTGGTCGAAAAGGTAAGCTCAAAGATAAAGCTTGGAGTATGGATCGATACGATGATGCTGAAGCAATGGGATATACGGTTGTTCGGTTAGAGGCAGCACCAAGTTTTAAAATTAATGAATCTGGCCCGTTACAGATACAAGCTCATTTTGCTAGTCAGTGGCTTAAAAACTTAAAGAGGCAAATATTTAATGGATCAGATCAGACCGTTTCCACCAACTGATTTTATTGATCAAGCTGAAGAAGAGGAAGCAATTCGTTTAATACCGGCTCCAGACCTAAAAAAATGGGTTGTGGCTAATTACTTAACGATTGGTGGGCCTCTTTATAATCCAGATCATGATCATATTGCTGAGTTACTTCATGATAATGAAGAGTTCTTGGCATTTGCTTGGGCCTCTTCTGCATATAAAAGCAAGCAGGCGATGGTGCTGGGGCAGTGTGAAAAAGTAATGTTTAACGTCGGTGGCTGGCGTAAAGCTAGACAAGAGCAACAGATGCGTGACTGGTTCGGTTTTGTGCCAACATACTTAATAACTGTCGACGCTTCTTTCTGTGAGCGTGCAAACGATACAGAGTTCTGTTATTTGCTTGAACATGAGCTTTACCACATTGGAGTGATGAGAGACGAGGACGGAGAAATTGTTTATAGCGATAGTTCTGGTCTGCCTAAGCACTATCTTGCTGGTCATGACGTTGAAGAGTTTATTGGCGTAGTTAAACGGTGGGGACCAAGTAAGAATGTTAAGCGACTTATTGAGGTCGCAAAAAATCCGCCGTTTGTTTCTGATTTAGATATTGCGAGATGCTGCGGGAACTGTGTAATCAATTGAGCCTTATGGCTCTTTTTTTTGTCCTGTTTGCTGTACGTAGCTGTACGAAGGGGAATTTATGGCAGCACTAAAAGAGCCTGTGAAAATATTTATTGTTCAAGCTCTTGCATGCCGTGATACCCCTCAAGAAGTGGTTGAACAGGTCAAGCAAGAGTTTGGAGTTGATATTAGTCGTAGCCAATGCGAATGCTATGACCCAACAAAATATTCGGGCAGAAACTTAAGCAAGAAGTTTGTTGAGCTTTTTGAATTAACCAGAGAGAAGTTTGATAAAGGCTTAATTGATATTCCTATTGCTAATAAGTACTACCGACTGAAGCAATACCAAAGACAGCTTGAGAAGACTAGAAACGTCAAAACAGCCTTAAAAATTCTTGAGCAAGCCGCTAAAGACATTGGTGGTCAATTTACTAATCGTCAAGAAATTACAGGCAAAGACGGCGGACCAGTCCAAACAGTTAATTCTGAAATTCCAGTTCCAATGGAAGATTACTTAAAAGCGCGGAGGGAAGTCTTAGATGAGTACTGATGCGGCTCGGGATAAAGCCATCCAGATCGAGGCGCAAGAAGATTTATATTTCTTCACAAGGTACATGTTTAAGGAGCGCCGTGGTTATAAATGGATGCAGAACTGGCACCACTTAGAAATCTGTGAAGCTTTGATGAAAGTTTATCGCGGAGAGATAAAGCGGTTAATTATTAACGTTCCACCACGATATTCTAAAACTGAAATTGCTGTAATTAATTTTATGGCTTGGTGTTTTGGAAAGAAGCCTGACTGTGAGTTTATTCATATCAGTTACTCGGCAATGCTTGCCGCAAATAACGCCTTCCAGATTCGAACACTCGTACAAGAGGAGGCGTATAAAAAGGTCTTTCCTGATCTTACATTGCGTGATGATAGTAAGGCTAAAGACTTCTGGAGAACTTCTCAAGGCGGTGTCTGCTATGCGACTGGTACAGGCGGTACGATTACTGGTTTTGGCGCAGGTAAACTTCGTGATGGGTTTGGTGGATGCATCATTATCGATGACCCACACAAAGCGCATGAAGCTTCTTCTAAAACAATTCGAGAAGGGGTAATTGATTGGTTCCAAAACACCCTTGAGTCGCGTACTAACTCACCAGATACGCCGATTATTGTGATTATGCAGCGACTTCATGAAGATGATTTGGCTGGTTGGTTGTTAGGCGATAGAAAAGATGGCGTTCCTGTAGCTGGTGGTAACGGTGAGGTATGGGAACATCTTTGTCTTTCTGCTATTCAGGAAGACGGATCCGCACTATGGCCAGCAAAACACAATATCCAAAAGTTAAGGCAAATGGAGCAAGCTGCGCCGTATGTTTTTGCGGGGCAGTACCGACAAATGCCATCACCGCCAGCAGGCGGTTTTTTTAAGCCTGACAATATTCAAATTGTTGATGCTTTGCCTGCGGATGTCTTGAAACAAGTAAGGGCTTGGGACTTTGGAGCAACCGAAAACGAAGGCGACTTTACTGTAGGTGTAAGAGAAGCTCTAGGCGCAGATGGTTTTACTTACATTGTCGATGTAACTAGAGGACAGCTTGGTCCAGACAATGTAAATAAACGCTTAAAGCAAACCACTGAGCTTGATGGAAAAAACGTAACTGTTCGAATTCCTCAGGATCCTGGTCAAGCAGGGAAATCTCAAGCTCTGGCATTTACAAAACTTCTCAGTGGCTATCATGTGGTTGCAAAACCAGTATCGGGTGACAAGATCACTCGGGCACAGCCTTTTGCCGCTCAAGTAAACGTAGGAAATGTACGTATGCTCAAAGGTGAATGGAATAAGGACTTTATTGATGAGCTTCGTCATTTTCCTAACGGTACACATGATGACCAAGTGGATGCAGCCTCAGATGCGTTTAATGAATTACATGAAGGTTTTGAAGCCTTCTTTGCTGATATGGGATTTGCACGATGAGTGATGTAACTTTTCAACATGCTGAATATGTTAAGAACTTGCCATACTGGCAAAAACTTGATGATGTTTGTGAAGGTGAGGATGCAGTTAAGGCTAAAGGTGAAAAATATTTGCCGATGCCAAATGCACATGATAAGTCACCTGCAAATAAAAGCGCTTATGAGGCTTATCTTACCCGTGCAGTCTTTTATGAAGTAACAGGGACTACATCAAATAGTTTAGTTGGAGCAGCTTTTGCAACAGATCCAAGTTTTAAATTTCCTCCGGAACTTGCTCATTTAGAACGTAATGCAAATGGTGCTGGTTTAAGTACTTATCAATTGGCTCAAAATGGAATTCGCCATTTATTGAAGCATTATCGTTGTGCTTTATATGTAGATTATCCTGATGTGCCGCCAGCTCGTAATCTAGCGGAATTTAAAGCACAAAAAGCCTATCCGATGATTCATTTACTAAATGCCCTTGATGTAGTGAATTGGGATTCAGTAATGATCGATAACCAGAAAAAGCTTTGCTTAGTGGTTATCCGTGAATTTAGGTCTGAGCGCGGTGCTGATGGATTTAGTAAAACCGAACAAGAGCAATATCGTGTACTTCGTTTAGAGCAAGAGGGTAATGGGGAATATATTTATTCCGTTCAGGTGTACACAAAGGGTGAAAAGGGTAACTGGGTTGGCGGAGATAAGAAGTTTCCAACAGATTACAATGGGAATTTCTGGACCTATATACCTTTTACATTTGTAGGTGCAATTGATAATTCAGAAGAGATTAAGAAGCCGCCATTACTTCCTTTGGCCAATCTCAATTTAGCCCATTATCGTGACAGTGCGGACTTTCAAGAGTCCGTTTTTTATATGGGGCAACCTCAATACTTTGCGAAGGGTGTTACATGGGAATGGTACGACCAAGCCAAAAAACGTGGCATATACATTGGTGCGAAAGTACTTTTGCCTTTACCTGAAAATGGTGAATTAGGAATTGTTCAAGCCGACCCTAATACTCTTGCCCGGGAAGCGATGAAAGATAAGTGGGAAAAAATGAAGGAGATGGGGGCGCGTTTAATTGAGAAGGGTTCTGGAAGCAAAAAGACTGCTACAGAGGCAAATAGTGATGACGCCGTTCAGCATTCAGTTCTTTCGCTCTGTGTCGTTAATATGAATGAAGCCTTGTCAGCAGCATTACGATGGGCAGCAAAGTTTGTAACGCCTAATGTGGATGTTCTAACTAAAGATGATTTGATGTTCGAAATCAGTCAAGAATTTAACAAACAGGGTTATTTAGCTGAGTTAGCTCGACAGTTATTTGAAGCAGCTCTACAAGGCCGATCTTCATTTAAATCATGGTGGGAATACAACCAAACAGGTATGTTCCCTAAACAAAAATATGAAGAAGAGCTTCAGAATGTTGAAGCAGAGCAAGATGGGACTTTAAATCAAAAGGTAGAGTGAGATGGCAACAGATATCAAAAAACTATTTGAAGCACTCACTCAGCACCAGGCCTATCTTTATCGTGCTTCATCAAAAACGGTAAATGAGTTATTGGCTTTATTCAATGATGATACGAGCAAGATGCTATCTAAGCTTCGGGATTTATTGGATGAGCTTAATGAGTCGGAGAAAGTTGCTTTAGCTGGTGGTAAATATACAACTTCAAATTTAAGGGAAATTAGGGATTTGATTGCCCAATGGTTTGCCAGTGTTAATTTAGCATTACCTGAAGCTTTTGCCGTTTCTGCTACGGCGCTGGCTGTTTATGAGGCCAATTACGTAGCTAAGCTCTATGGAGCAAAAATTAATAAGCCTGATGGGGAAAAACTATTCTTATCCGCTAAAAAAGTTCCGTTGGCAGGTGGCGCTCTTGTCGATGATCTGCTTTCAAGAATTGCTGAAAGTGCCCGTCAAAAGGTTGAGTATGCAATTCGAGATGGTATTAATTCAGGCAAAACTAACCAAGAAATTGTTCAGCGTATTCGTGGTACCAAACGGCTTAACTATGAAGATGGGATCTTAAATGGTACCAAAACTGATATTGAGCGAACGGTAAGAACTGTGCGAAGTCATGTAGCTAATCAAGCCTATCTAAATAGCTTCAACCAAATTGGCTTTGAATATGTCAGATTTGTTAGCGTTTTAGATGGACGAACTTCTAAGCTTTGCGCTTCATTAGATGGTTCAGTGTGGGAAATAAATGATCCGGCAAAGCGAGTGCCGCCGTTACATCCTAACTGTCGCAGTATCTTGGTTCCGGTCGAGAAGGACGGTCAACTTGTTGGCGAACGGCCATTTGTAATGGACGAACGTAGAGTTAAAGACATCCCCAAAGAAGAGCGAAGCCAGTTAATAGGACAGTTAGATGCCAATACCACTTTTAAAGAATTCTTTAAAAAGACAGATGATTTCTTTCAAAAAGAGTGGCTAGGGCCGAAGCGTTACAAGCTCTATAAGGAAGGAAAATTTGATTTTGAAAAGTTCTTTGATCCTGAAGGCCGTTTCTATAGCTTAGATGATTTGAGAAAGTTGGATGAAAAAGCTTTTAAAAAGTTGGGTCTGTAATTTTTCTTATGTTATTTTTTTTAAAACATCAGAATTTATACAATATGAAAACAATAGCTTTTGTATGTCTAACCCTAATTTCCATCACTTGTTTAGCTGAACCAAGTCAAAAATATCTTAAAGAATATGATCGATTGTCTGAAGCTTTGGAGTCAGCAATGGCAAATGCATATTCTTTTGATCCTACAACTGGTCAAGTAAAACAGGCTACTCAAGATTTAGAAGCTAAAAATAATTTATGTAGAGCTGCCCAGGCGAAACTAAACCTCACCACGTTTTTAAAAGACAATTTAGAGGAATCTAAAGAGCTTTATAAATCTATTGATGGTGCAGAGACTCTAGATAAAAATTATCTTAGTGGACAACAGCAGGAACAACAAAATCTCGTTTCAAATTTGAAAAAAGACCTTGTTGGAACTGGATTTAACTGTGAGTAATTATCGCCGATGACAGGCAATCCTAAATTCACTTTAGACACAATTTTCACCTATAAAAGCGCCCAAACAGCGCTTTTGTCATTTATGGAGTTTGGCTTATGAGTGAATCAAAAGTTAGACATTTGGTACTTAAAAGAGTTTCAGATAAATCTTCTCATCTTGCTCTTTGTGACGAGGAAACAGGTATTCCATTAGCTGGATTAACCGCTGTAAAAATGAATTGTAGTGTTTTTGAGGGTCCAGCGACTATCACGGCAACATTTGATGTAGGTGGTCCTCAAGGCATCCGCTTAGTTGGTGATGAACCTAGATCAGAGGTTTGGAATAAAAAGTAAACGTAGCTAAAGGTACTACAAATGCCTGAAAAGCAAATCAATATGTCAGATGCTCAATATATTCTGAGCACAAAATGAATTCTGGTGCCATTTCTTCAAATTAAGGTTTCAAGCCATGGCAATTTATGGTTTTACTTTTGAAAGATTAAAAGCAATTGCACTCATCAAATAGAACTTAATTTTTAACCATAGCACCTTCGGGTGCTTTTTTTGCGAGAAGAAAATGCCAAGCCCTATTATCCAATATTTCCAATATGAACATTTACCTGAACATTTGCAGCAAGTTAGTAAGCCAATTGGTGATTTAGCTCGGCAAATGGATGAGCAACTTCCTGACGGGCCTGAAAAATCCACAGGATTAAGAAAGCTACTTGAAGCAAAAGATGCATTTGTACGCCAAGCTTTAAGTAAATAATCATTTATAGAAATGAAGCGTCCTAAAGGGCGCTTTTTTATTGCCTGCCGAAAGCGGATGCTAACGGCGAATCCGGGCGGATGCCCATTTTGTATATATAGGTTGGATGACCAATGAAACTTAAAACAGTAACAATCGACGGTAAAGTTTATGCGGAAGTAGACGGTGATAAGCCGATCTATATTCATGATGACGGCAAAGAAATGCCACATGATGCACCACACTCGGTAGCAACAATTGCACGCTTAAACAATGAAGCTAAAACACATCGTGAAGCCAAAGAAGCAGCCGAAAAAGCATTAAAAGCTTTTGATGGAATCGAAGACCCAGCGGCAGCTAAAAAGGCATTACAAACAATCCAAAATCTCGACGATAAAAAGCTGGTCGATGCCGGCGAAGTTGAGAAAGTGAAAGCTGAAGCTATCAAAGCAGTTGAGGAAAAATATGCCCCGATTGTTGCGCAACGTGATGCTCTAGAAGCCTCTTTACATAAAGAACTTATCGGCGGTGGTTTTGCTCGTTCTAAGTACATTCAAGACAACATTGCAGTACCTGTGGACATGGTTCAGGCAACCTTTGGTCATCACTTCAAAATCGAAGAAGGCAAGGTGGTTGCATATGATCCGAACGGCGAAAAGATTTATTCACGTGTCCGCCCGGGTGAACTTGCAAATGTTGATGAAGCTTTAGAGTCATTGGTTGGTGGATACCAGCATAAAGACTTAATTCTTAAAGGTGGTAAAGGAACTGGTGGCGGTTTTCAAGGTGGGGGCAAAGGTGGAGCTCCAGCAGGTATGAAGCGAAGCGAGATGTCAGTATCTCAAAGAGCCGATTACATCAAAGAACATGGCCAAGAATCTTTCCTAAAACTACCGAACTAATCATTAAATATTTGGAGATAAGTAGTTATGACTACAACAGTAAATTCAGACATGATCATCTACAACCAATTGGCTCAAACTGCTTATTTAGAGCGTTTGCAAGACAATTTAAATGTCTTTAACCAAGCTTCAAACGGCGCGATTATCTACCGTAACGAAATTATTGAAGGTGATTTCAATAAAGAAGCTTTCTATAAAGTTGGTGGTAGCATCAAACATCGTGATGTGAATTCAACGGCCAAAGTGGTTCCTGAGAAAATTGGTTCTGGAGAATCTGTAGGTGTGAAAGTTCCATATAAATATGGTCCTTATGCCTCTACAGAAGAGGCATTTAAGCGCCGAGCTCGCACACCTGAAGAGTTCGCAATGATTCTTGGTTATGATTTGGCAGATGCTTTAGTTGCAGGACGTTTACAGTACAGCTTAGCTTCATTAAAAGCCGCTATTTCTAGCAATATTGATATGGTTGCAAAAGGTAGTATCGCTGTGGATGGCCGTAAAGCATTAACACGTGGTATGCGTAAGTTTGGCGACAAATTTGGCCGTATTAGTTTATGGGTAATGAACTCAGATACGTACTTCGATATTGTCGATGATGCGATCACTAAACAAATCTACGGCGAATCGGAAATCGTAATCTATGGTGGTTTGCCAGGTACTTTAGGTAAGCCGGTATTGGTTACTGATGCTGTAGGTGACGATGATGCATTTGGTTTGCAAATGGGAGCAGTTACTGTCACTGAATCACAAGTACCTGGCTTCCGAGCGTACGACATCAATGATGAAGAAAACTTAGGAATTGGTATGCGTGCTGAAGGTACATTTAACCTAGATATTCTTGGTTATAGTTGGGATACAACCAAAGGTATTAATCCTGATCTTACATTACTTGGTTCAAGTGCTAACTGGTTGAAGCATGCAACAAGCAACAAAATGACGGCTGGTACATTGCTTGATTTGTCAGGTACAACTACTGGTTAATTCTTAAAAATCTCATTTATCAGAGGGCTATTAAGCCCTCTTTTTTATTAATAAGAGAAAAGCATCATGAAATTAATCTATACACGTATTGCGGCAGCTGCAGCTTTAGAAGTAGGGACAATTGCAAACCCTGATTACTACGAATATCCAAATCGTAGTGCTGAAGAAGTCATCATCTACGGCGATTATCCGAAAATTCATAATGATTATGAAGATTTGGGCATTCCAGTTGAAGTTCGCAAATTGGAAGAACCTGCAAAAACCACTTTGGCCACAGTAAATGTTGAAGTAGGAATTACACCTGAACTGCAAGAGGTTATCGATAATGCGAAAGCCGAGTGTGAAAAAGTCGTTGAAGAAAACGGGCAACTTAAACAAAAAATCCAAATCTTAGAACAGGCCAGTGGTGATAGTTCGGAGTTGATTTCTGAAAACTCACGTTTAAAAGATGCTGTAACCCTAGCAGATAAGGCTACTAAAGCAGCTGAAGCACAGGTGGAAAGTATCCAAGCAGAATTTGATGCTTTTAAAAATGATATTGCGGCCATGAAAGCGCGTATTGCTGAATTGGAAGCAGGGAAAGCGACAGAAAATCCGACAACAGAAACGGCGGCTAATGATTTTGAAAATTGGTCTAATGATCAATTAAAAGAGTACTTAGCAAGTAAAGACATTGGTTATAAACCATCAGCAACTAAAGCCGAACTTCTTAAATTAATTCCGAAGGAATAATCCTATGAGCTTTATTACTGTAGATGACGCAAATTCAATTTTGGGCAGCGATTTTGCACCGGATAGTGATAAAGCTCGTCTGGTTCAACTGGCAAATGTCTGGATGAAAAAACGGATTGGTTTTGTACCGGATCCTATAGATCCGCTTCTTAAGGATGCTGCTTGTGAAATCATCAAGGGTATTTTGGCTAAGGTGATTTATAACGGTAAAGAACAGCAGCTGAAGCGTAAGAAAGTAAAGGCCGATTCTGTTGAGTCTGAAAAGGAATATCAAGATGGATCTGAAGCAATTTCCAGCTTTGAGCAGATAGCAATTGATTTTATTGATTCCCTTGATCTGAAGGATCCTAACGCTAGTTTTAATGGCTTTGGAATTCCACTTTATAGAGCATGATTTATGGGACTACGTGACGAAATTCAGGCAGAAATTGCTGAAGCATTTGACGAGGATCTAGCTGACGCCGTTCATACTTTTACGTGTGAAAGGATAGTCAGTACAAGCTGGAATCCTAAAACTAACACTTCTGAAAATGTAGTTGAAAATTATTCTGGTCGTGGCGTCTTATTTGGTTCGTACAGTCAGTATGAAGTTTTAACACTTGGAGTACTGGCCACAGATAAAAAAGCTACTGTGCTGCAGAATGAAGTTTCAATGGTTCCCAAACTTGAAGATGAATGGGTAACTGAACAGGGTACATTTCGAGTTAAACATATTAAACAAGATCCAGCCGCGACCATTTGGAAGTGTCAGTTACGGAGAGTGTGATGTCTTGGGTTGTATATAAATTTCATGAAAGTGTTCAAGTGGTACCTGCAGATGATTTAAGACCACACACTTTTTTTCATTGTGAATGCCATCCCAAAATTGTGGATGGCATTTTTATTCATAATTCATTTGATGGTAGAGAAGCTACGGAAACACTCTTACCAAGCTGAGAGGATGGCCATGGTTAATAACGATTATGTGCCTGAGTGGTACATATCACCATTTCAACATGTCAAATATACACTCGCAAGAAATCAGTTGCACATGGATCTACTATTTGAGGACATGGGTGAAGCTGATCAATTTTTGGATATGGGAGCTGATGCCCAGGTTAGCACTTTTTCTAATGGTGCTTATGCAATTGTCCAGATCGGGGAGACGTCAGATAAAGATCAAATTCAAGTATATGGATTGCTTTTACATGAAGCGGTTCACGTTTGGCAAATAGTAAAGAAGCGAATGGGTGAAAGTGAACCAAGTGTTGAGTTTGAAGCATATTCAATTCAAGCGATCGCTCAAGACCTATTTGAAATGTACGAAGCAAGCGAGGTGAGCAATGGGATGGAAGGGGAAAAAGCCGACTAGCTTTAGTGTTGATGTGGTGAAAAATGCTGAAGAACAAGTAAAGAAAATCACGATGGATACCGTGCAATCACTTGTAGTTTCGAGTCCAGTTGATACAGGTGCTTACAGAGCTTCTCATATCGTATCTATTGGAACTGCTGATTATGGTGTTCGTGAACCATCAACTAATCCAGTTCAAGATGCAGCAGTTCAAGCAGTCAAGTTTAAGCTTGGAAATCTGATCTTTATTCAAAACAACAAAGCCTATGGTCCGCGATTAGAAAACGGTTGGTCTGATCAAGCACCTCTTGGTATTTACAGCACTACTTTCACTTACATTACTCAAAAATATGGTGGCTAAGATGCCAATGACATTAGAGCAAGCTAGACAAGCAATAGTCGACCGTATGATGGCCTTTACAGGAATTTCTCAAGAAAGAATCCATTATCCAAATGCACCAGGCTTCTTAGCACCAGCAAAGGGCTTATGGTGCCGCTTAACCATTAAATGGGGTCCAAGTTTCATTGCTGGGTTAGCCGATACACCCTGTACTCGACGTACTGGGAATATCTTGATTCAATGCTTTGCAAGACCAGACACGGGAGACCAGGCAATAACCATTCTAAGTGTTGCATTACTTTCACATTTTGAATATTTCAGGATTGGGCATTTAGAATGCTTTCAAGGTCAAACGATAGATGCGGGTAAAGATGCTGACTTTCTGCAGTACAATGTGACGATTGGATTTACGGTGAATTGATATGTCTTACATGCTGACGCTAGAAGAAATTGAAATTAAAAAACAAGAGCTTGAACGACACTTGGCAGATGTAATGGCTAAGGAGCTAAGTAAATGGCAGTTGTCTAATAAATTATGTATTTCTGATGTAAAAATTCGCCTCGCTAATGTTAATAGCATAAATGGACCAAATTTAAATATTGTTACTGGAGTAAGTGTTGATTTGGATGATTGATATTAAGTTTTAAAGAAGTTACCGCCTGAGGGCGGTTTTTTTACGTCCCTAATTTTATAGCCACCTTCGGGTGGCTTTTTTTATGCCTAACGTCGGAGTATATAGATATGTCGAGTGGTGCACGTCAGATAACACAAATCGCGAAGGAAACCACTGTTGGTACCACACCTTCACCCTTCGCACGTACGACCTTTGAATTTACTGAAAATGGCCTTGATGCGACAGTAACAAAGGAAGACTCTAACTCAATCACAAGTGGCCGTATTGCACGTTCATCAATGATTACCGGTGCAGAGTATGCCGGTGAATTAAAATGTGAAGCGAAGTACAGTTCATTAGTTCAAGACTTAATGGCTGCAGCTGCTTTTAATAACTGGTCGTCAAATGTATTAACTTTTGGTGGCACACTTCGTCAAACATTTTCTGTTTTACGTGGCTTTGAAGATGTTAATGACTACCATGTTTTCCGTGGATGTCATGTAAACACTTTTGGAATTGATATTCCTGAAGCTGGCTTAATTACAATGACTTTCGGCCTTATGGCTCTTGGTCGTACAAAATTTTCTTCAGCACCGGCTGGAACAATTACAGCGGCAGATAACAATCCTAAAATGTCGAATGTCTCTGTAGGTGACATTTTAATTGACGGCGTTTCTCAAGCTGGGATTTCATGCTTGACCGCTTTTACATTTAATTGGGATAACACTATGCAGCTACAACGCTGTTTAGGTGGTGGTATTGATGCACGTGCAATCCTAGAAATGCTTGCAACAGGTACAGGTTCATTTACCGCAGCTTGGTCACGAAATACATCCGATATGTATGAAAAGCAATTCACTAACAAAACAATTTCATTAAAAGTTCCAATCACTGATACAGATGGGAATAAATATGAAATTTTTATTCCTAAAGCTGAAATTACTGCCCCATTACCTAGTGGTGGTAATTCAGATCTTTTAAATGCTTCATTCGAATATAAAGTCGTTGAAGTAGCCCCAACCATCACTCGTACACCAGCAGCAGTTCCTGCGCCTTAATCAATCTGATAGCAGCCTTAGGGCTGCTTTTTTTGGAGTTTAAAATGGCTTTAAAAGTAAGCATTCAGACTAGTAAAACAGTTAGTAAATGGCGTAAGTATATTGATGGTGAAGGGAATGTATTAGCTGAATTTAAAGTACGTGGTATCTCATATAAACCATATCAAGTGGCCCTTGAGCGTGCAAATAATCAGATTGCATCAAAAGGTTATGATGTAACTAAAGCTAGTAAAGACGACAAGCTATATCATGAATTGCTTCTTGAAGCTGCGGCCTGCCATTTAATTGAGGACTGGAAAGGCGTAGTTTTTGAAGAAGTAACCGAAAATCAAGAACTGATTGTGTCTGAACCAGAATATTCGCAGGAAAATGCAATTAAGTTGTTGAATCTAGGCGATCTTGGTGTGGCAATTTGGTTGTTTGTGAGACAAGAGGCGGAAAATATCCAAAAAGAAGCTGATGCATATAAGGATGAAGTAGTGGGAAAGTCATTAACCTCTACAACTGGACCAAGTTCAACTCAGAAGAAGAAGCGAGCGACTACAACAAGAAACAAACAGCAATTGCAAAAGCCTTAAATTTAAAAATAGCTGAAACCATCCAAAAGCCTGAATACTCATTTACAGCCAATGCCATTCTTTCAGCATATAACGTAATTTCCCGTTCAAGGCGTTATGAGCAAGGCATTCCCTTGGCTTTGGATATTGCAGCTATATCTGCCTATTGTGATCATTATGAGATCCCAGTCGAAAGAGATATTTTTAACGACTGTATCTTTGCAATGGATAATATTTTTCTGGATGATTCTCACAAAAAAATGAAGCGTCCAACAAAAAAATAACCCTAGAGGTATTTACTAAAAACAACTCTAGGGTTATAATTGACTCATCAAGTTAACAAGGGGACGGTGTGAAAAGTCTGGATTTAATCAAAATGATTGAAGCAGACGGTTGGTATGAGGTTAGGGTTTCAGGAAGTCATCATCACTTCAAACACCCAACCAAAAAGGGATTAGTAACAATCCCTCATCCTAAAAAGGATTTACCAAACGGAACTGTTAAAAGCATTTTGAAGCAAGCGGGTCTAAATTGACCCGCTTCAATCAGACTCATATAGTCCTATTTCACAGTACGATTTTGTACATGAGGTGAGTGCAATGTTATATCCAATTGCTATTGAAAGAGGTACAGACACCGAAGCCTTTGGTGTCTCCGTTCCAGATATTCCAGGGTGTTTCAGCGCAGGCGATACATTATATGAAGCTATCGAGAATGTTAAAGAGGCTATTTCTGGCCACTTGGAAATCCTAGCAGAAGATGGAGAGGAGATTCCTTTAGCATCTGATGTCAGTAAGTTTATTGACCAAGAAGATTATAGAGGTATGATCTGGGCAGTTACTGAAGTTGATGTTAGCCGTTACTTAGGTAAACCAGAAAAAATCAATGTTACTTTACCAAGCCGATTAATTCGGAAGATTGATGATAATGTTGGTAAAGATAAAAGATTTAAAACTCGCTCTGCTTTTTTGGCCGCTGGTGCTGAAAAGCTACTACATGCTTAAAATAGAGAGGCCACTCAATCGAGTGGCTTTTTTATTTCCCACCTGTTAAATTTAACTTATTAAAAACGATGGACTTTACAAGAAACGGTGAAATTATGCAGAAGTTCTTAGCAGTAGGGGTATTTAGTTTAGGATTAGCAGGGTGTATGACACCAATAACTCCTACACAGCAGGCTATGCCAGAGATATCACAAGTAATAGAAGTGCCAAATAAATCGAAAGATCAGATATTTGAAGATTCAAAGATATGGATCGCTCAATCATTCAAATCTGCAAATAATGTCATTCAGTATGCTGACAAAAGCACAGGTTCTATTATTGGGAAAGGGAATATACAGTACCCTTGTGATGGATTTATAGATTGTGGTGCTTTTGGAAATGATAGAGTTAATTTTACAATCAAAATTGATACTAAAGATAGTAAAGCAAGAGTAACGATTAATGATGTAACTAGAACAAATCTGACGTATGTTCAAGGTGGTGTGAACAACCTAGGGAAAGAAGTCCCTATCACAATTCTGCAGCATCAACAAAAAATTGCTGTAAAACTTAATAATGTAATTGACCAATACAAGTCAGCAATTACATCGACTAAGGCTAATGAAAACTGGTAGCCAATAGTCAACAAAATTTGAACGCATCGTAAGTATTACTTAATTAAAAAACCCACTCACTGAGTGGGTTTTTTATTGCCTGGAGAAAAGTTAAAGATGACTCAAGAATCACGTCTAGTCATTACTATTGATTCGAAAAATGCGGAACGAAACGCAAGAAATCTAGGCAATGAACTCGACAGCATAGAAAAGAAAGGGGACTTTGCATCAAAGTCCATGGATAGTTTGTCTGTAGCAACAAGAGCACTTGCTGGACACATGGCAGGTCTTGTTACAGTTGGCGCGGCTATATCCAAAATGGATGAGTATACAGGCTTACAGAACAGACTTAAGTTAGTAACCAAGAATCAAGTTGAGCTAAATAAAGCAACTGAAGATACATTTAGAATTGCTCAAAAAACTTATGCGACATGGAATTCGGTTTTGCAGGTCTACCAGCGTTTTAGTGACAATGCGAAAACACTAAACATAAACATGGACGAAACGGCCCGCTTAACTGAAACAGTTTCTAAAGCTGTAGCAATTAGTGGTGCAAGCGCAGAAGCTGCTGATGCAGCTTTAGTTCAGTTCGGGCAGGCCTTGGCTAGTGGAACGTTGCGTGGAGAAGAACTTAATTCTGTAATGGAGCAAACCCCAGCACTAGCAAAGGCTATTGCTAAAGGTATGGGTATTACTGTAGGTGAATTACGTTCAGTAGCAGCTGAAGGAAAAATTACTTCACAAGAAATTGTAAAAGCGCTTAGAAATGTAGAATCTGATGTTGATGCTCTTTTTGCTAAAACAGATATCACAATCGGGCAGTCTCTCACACTCCTAAACAACGAGATCACAAAATTTGTTGGCGAAGCAGGTAAGGGAAGTGGTGCGGCACAGGTATTAGCTGGATCAGTTCAAACTCTTGCAAGTAATTTAGATTTAATTGCTGATGGGGCTTTAGTAGTTGGTATTGGATATATCACTCGTGCAATTTTGATGAAGAGCGCTGCTATTAAAGAGGGAATGGCTTCAACTTTAGCGAGCCGCCAAGCATCTGTATTAAATGCTCAAGCAGAATATGCAGAAGCTACCGCTGCTTTGAATGCAGCAAAAGCTCATCTCGCGAATGTGCGAGCAACAAATGCAGAAACCCAAGCTAAATTTGGCGCAACAGCGGCAGCAACTCGATACGCACAAGCACAGGCAGCAGTAACTGCTGCTACAAATGCACAAACAGCAGCTCAAATTAAGCTAAATACTGCAACTTCAATTGCAGGGAGACTAGCTAAAGGGGCGTTTGGATTAATTGGTGGGTGGGCTGGAGTTGCAACATTAGGAGTAATGGGATTAGCGGCAGCCTATTCTTATTTTAATAATAAGGCAGAGGAGGCAAAGCAAAAGCTTGCTGAACAAGCTAAAGTTGCTGAGAAAGCTGATGAGGAGTTAAAAAAATTAACTGGCAATGATAAGGCTAAAGCAGTTAATGATTTAACTACTGCTTTTAATGCACAAAATAAAGCATTAGAGAAATCATCGCGTGCTGTAGGGTCTGCATTAATTGATATCGAGAACTATGCACGAGGAAATAGGGAGGTTGAAAAAATTTCCCAAGAAGCGAGAACTGGAACTATCAGCTATACAGAAGCCATTGAACGTCTAAATAAAATTAAGTTGCCTACAGATCTATATGAAAATCTGAAAAAACAGGCTGCGCAGTATGATGACAATGCATCTAAAGCAAGTTTATCAGCTGAGAAACTTAAATTATTAAGAGTTGAAGTGAAACTTGGAGGTAATGAAGCACAAAATGCGGCAATTAAGCAACAGAAGCATGCTGATGCTTTAGGAAATACTGCTACTGAAGCAGAAAAGGCAACTAAGGCTTTGCAAGATTATCAAGCCAAGCAAAAAGATAGCGTTATTGATTCAATCTATAAATCAGGTTGGCTTGATAAAGGTTACACTGTTGCTCAAGCTAATGCCATTTTAGAACTGCAAAAAGCAAAAGGAATGAGTGCAATTTTGTCTAAAGATGAAATTGATAGCGCACTTAGAAATCTCAAGATCATCGAAGAACAACAGGAGCGAGAAGATAAATTAACTGAAGCTAAAAGAAAGCAAACCAAGGAAAGTGAGAAAAAACTTAAAATCACACAAGCTGAATTGGAAGTAGCCAAGCGATCTGCTGCTTTAATTGAATCGAGTGGTTTAGGTAAATATGCTGAAAGCAAAGGGATACCATCAAGTGTAATTGCAGGCTTATTGGCTCAAGAATCTAAAGGTATTCGAGAAGCTAAGAGTCATACTGGTGCAATAGGATATTTTCAAACAACCAGTGGTTATCGTAAACAGAACAATATGTCTGTTGCTGATAGTTATGACTTGGAAAAGTCGGGCAAAATTGTAATTGATAATATCGCCAAGGTTTATGAAAAAACAGGTGACTTGGCTCAGGCAATACTTTCCCATAATGCAGGTGAGGGTGGAGCAAGACAGTTTACTAAAACTGGCAAGGTTAAAGGCAGTGCAGAGCGAAATAAGGAGGTTTCGCAGTATGTAGCTAAGGTTTCAAGGTATTCCGATATCATTGCTGGTGGTGTTGGCAAAGGCGGTTTATCCGATGGTGATAGCGATAGAGCCTATGGAGAGCAAATCAAGGCACGTTTAGAGTTAGTTAAGCAAGGTCTAAACCTTCAAGAGCAATATGAGGAGGAGCAAGCGAAGCGAACCAAGGCTCGTAACGAAGAAATTAACCTTGCGCAACAAACGGGTCAAACAGCCTTAATTCCTAAAATCAAAGAGCGATATAAAGCTCAAGATGAACTCGCCAAACTTCAGCAAGATTTTGAAGTAAATGGTTATAAGTGGACTGAAGAACAAAAACTTGATTACACATATAAAACCAATTCTTTGCGATTAGTTGCTGAAGGCAAACTCTCTGAAGATCAAAGAAAGGTTGCTTTAGATGGCCTGGAATTGCAAAAGCAGCAAGAACTTGAGCTTATAGAGTTGGCTCGTGAAAAACAGTTACTTGAGGCGAAAAGCTCATACATGGGCGAGACTGAGCTAGCAGTAAGGCGGTATCAAGCCGAGTTAAAAGAGATTGAAAAAGTTAGAGATGCCAAACTAAAAGCTGGGTTGCTTAGCGCTAATAATATGGGGCAATTTCAGACTTTAGATAGCGCATCAGATAAGGTTTTTCAGAGCGGTTTTAATGCTTCACAACAAGTATTTCAACAAAATGACCCGCGAGAGTATGCTCAATGGGATTTGCAAAATCGGTATTCAACTGATGCAGGAGGGCTATTAAATACATATATAGACCAAATTAATGGTATTAATCTAATTGCTGATGAGGAACAGAGGAACTCGCAATTATTGGCAGCGCGAGAGCAATATTTACAATCCAGAAAAGCACTGGATGAAAAATATGCTCAAGATGAACGGGACCTGAATAGCTCACTTTTTGAAACCCAATTGGGGCAACTTGGTAGCTTAACAAGTCAGCTTAGTGGCTACTGGTCAAATATGACTGGAATTGTTAAAAATGCAGCGGGCGAGCAATCTGGTATATACAAGGGCATGTATATAGCACAGCAAGCATTCGCAATTGGCTCAGCCACAATTAGCGCGTTACAGGCGTATAACCAGATTCTAGCAAGTCCGTGGTATTTGGATGTAATTAGCAAATCAACAGCAGCCAACCTTGTGCTTGGGATGGGGATGGCGAATGTTGGTCTGATCGCTGGACAAACTATAGCCGGCTTCTCTGATGGCGGCTATACAGGAAATGGGCTTAAACATACTCCAGCAGGGATTGTGCATAAAGGTGAGGTTGTTTGGTCGCAAGAAGATATTAAACGCTGGGGTGGGGTAAGTGTTGTCGAATCTATGCGGACGAGTTCACCAAGTGGTTATGCTAACGGTGGCTATGTATCAAACAATCAATCTGATGCCATTGCAACGAGAAGAGAGTCTAGACAATTTGAAGCGATTAATTCGAACCAAAAGCAATCCAATTCGAACGAGACCCCGATCACTGTTTATGTCACTGTAAGCTCTGATGGCTCAAGCAAAACTGAGACTCAGAATGATTCAAAACAGCTAGGCCAGTTGATTGGTAATGCTGTAAGAACCATTATTCGGCAAGAGCAAAGACAGGGTGGTTTGTTATCAAAGTAGTGCTCGATCTAGTTTCCACTTTTGTGTTATTTACGGTATAGTTTTATTAATCTGGTCATACTTTAGATATGGCTATTAAAAGCTCGCTTCATGCGGGCTTTTTTTGTGAGAAAAATTTATGAGTGATCTTAAATTTACTTTTGAATGTGACCTGGAAAGTAATAATCAGACTCAACGCTTTAATACGCTATCAACTAAATTTGGTGACGGTTATGAGCAAACAACATCCGTTGGTATTAACAATAAATCTGGTGAATGGACTTACCAGCGGACAGCGTATAAAGCCGAAATTATGCAAATCAAAGCATTCTTTGATGACCATAAAGGAGCTGACTCGTTTCTTTGGGATTCACCTTTAGACGGTGAGGTCCGAGTAAAAACAGGTGAATATCAACCCCGTTGTTTAGGCGGTGATGTTTGGCAAATCTCAACGACTTTCACCCAAGTCTTTTACCCTTAATTTAAACCTCTTTAAAGCCCCTTTTTAGGGGCTTTTTTTTATGCGAGTAAGAAAATGACTAAGCAAGTTATTAATGTTGGTTCAGCTGCAAATGACGGATCAGGAACACCAGCCCGGACAGCCTTTCAGTATATAAACGCAAACTTTACTGAAGTTTATGACTTCCTAACTGGAACCACTAATGCAACTACACTCCCCGCAGCTCTACCAATTGCAAAGGGTGGTACAGGCGCAACTACGGCAGCGGGTGCACGAGCTAACCTAGGTGCAGCGGCAAGTGGTGTAAATAGTGATATTAGTGAGCTTAAGGGACTCACAACCCCTTTATCAATTTCTCAGGGAGGATTAGGAGCTAATAATGCACAGACAGCTAGAATGAATTTGGGATTAGGAACTGCTGCCATACTCACATCAACAACAAGTCAATATGATCCTACGCCGGGACGAGCACTAAGAGTCGGTGATTGGGGGATGGGGGCTGAAGGTTCTCGTGTATCTGATATGGTTGCTCCTCTTAATAATGGTTTTTTTCGAACAGATGACACTTTAACAAATGATACTGGTAATAGTATTGGTCCTTATGGTTTCTTTTTACACTGTACCCGACGCTCAATGGGTGTATATACAGATGGAAGCCATTCATTTCAGCTTGGGAAAGCAGCGTCATATTCTGTACTGAAATATCGATTTAATAATAGTGGTACTTGGTCTAATTGGTTTAATTTATTAACTGCACAAAATACTACAACTGATGGAAATGGTTTTATTAAAGCAGCATCACCTATTGTCAAGTTGTTTAATGATCATATTGAACTCAATGACGAAGCTGAAAGGCAACCAATCACTTTCGATAAGTTGGGTACTGGTGATTACTTAGTGAAAGGCTCATTAGGTTTTGCTCAGGAAGGTTGGTATATCGAAGTCCCTAAAGATGCCAACGGCAACACAATCGTCGCAGTAGTGTATGACACCCTAGAAAATGGTGACATCTCAATTAAAACTTACAAGCGTAAGTTTGATTTTGAACTTGCTGCTGTTGTGGCAGATCACGAGAACCCAATGGACATTCCAGAAGGCCGCTGGATTGATATTCGTCTGCATGAAGAGCTTGTTGTAGAGGAGACACTACCAGATGACACTGAATAGTGATTTCCAGAAACTTTATGTAGATGGGTTAATCACCCTATATGAATTAGATGCCAGCGCTTTAGGAGCTGGCATTTTGCGTTTCCATGGGCATATTTCTTATGAAGATTGGGAAAAGATTTATGTCTCAGCTGACTTAACAAGTTGGAAGGCTGATACAGCAACAATCAAGGCTGATAAAGTTTTTAATATCGGCGATCAGAAAGTATGGATGCGAAATATTATTTGGCAAGGTCAAGTATTTGAGCCAATGGCGCTTGAAGTCTCTGGGCTTGAAATGCGTTCGGATGGTAAAGCTTCTGCACCGACCTTATCAATGGCAAACAACATTAACGGCATTCAAAATGCTGTCTCAGCCTATTGTTTACAGTTTAAGGACTTCGCGGGAGCCAAGCTTAAAGTCATTACCACGCTTGCTAAATATCTGGATGCCGAAAACTTTACGGCAGGTAACCCAACTGCTTCAAATGAGTTTAAAGAGCAGCTTTGGTATATCGAGCAAAAAACATCTGAAAACGCCCAGCAAGTAACTTTTGAGCTTTCAAACCCAATTGATTTTGAAGGGTTGAAAATTCCTGTACGTCAAATTACTTCACTTTGTCATTGGTGCATGATGGGAAATTACCGTGGTGAGGAATGTGGATATACCGGAGCGTCAATGTTCACCGATAAAGATGAGCCTACCAATGATCCAGCTTTAGATCGATGTAGTGGGAGTTTGCGTTCATGCCGTTTGCGTTTTGGAGAAAACAAGCCATTACCTTTTGGCGGGTTCCCTGCATCAAGTTTATTGTGAGGTTTTATGAAACTTACAGCAAAAACCAAAAAAGCAATCATGGCCCATGCCGATGAATGCTATCCGCATGAATGCTGTGGGGTAATTGTTGGAAAAGAATATATCCGCTGCCGCAATGTTTCAGCTCAATCTGATCAGTTTGAAATCCATCCTGAAGATTTAGCTATGGCTGAAGATCAAGGCGAAATCTTAGCTTATGTGCATTCCCATCCAGATGGAACAACAAGAGCATCGGAATTAGATTTAATTCAAATTGAACTGCATAAAAAACCATGGGTGATTTGCTCATATCCAGATCTGGATTTTCAAGTCTACGAACCTTGCGGTTATCGCGCCCCTTTAGTGGGGCGTAATTATTTTCATGGCTGGCAAGATTGCTATGCACTTATACGTGATTTTTATAGCCGTGAGTTAGGTGTGGAGCTGTTGGATTTTCAGAGAAAAGATGCTTGGTGGGAGGATAAATCCCATCCATCACTTTATCTTGAAAACTATGAAAAAGCAGGCTTCTATGAAGTAGATACACCACAATATGGCGATATGCTTGTTTGTCGTGTTGGTCGCACTGAACATCCAAATCATGCGGTTGTTTGGCTGGGTAATAATGGTCAGCTTAAATCTGAACAGACAGAACAATGCATAGGTTCAAGTTTAATTCTGCATCATCCGTATAACAGAAAGTCAGTACGCGAAATTTATGGTCAACAGTGGCGTGAACGTACTGTAAAAATCTTGAGGCATAGAGATGTTAAAAACAATTAAGTTGTACGGCATCTTGGGGCAAAAGTTCGGTCGTGAATTTAAGCTCGATGTTGCCAATACGCGCGAAGCTATGCGGGCTTTATCAGTTCAGATTGTAGGTTTTGAGCAATATATGTTGACCGCTCATAAGCAAGGCTTGGCATTTGCAATCTTTCTGCGAAGTAAAAATGCAAGTAAAAAGCGCGGTAAGAAGCGCCCAGCTGTTTATGACCATGAAACAAAACGGTTAATCACTGGTGACAATATTGGTGAGCAGCAACTAGACATGCATACTGAAGCAGACACTATTCATATCGTCCCGCGTGTAATGGGGGCTGGTGGCAATAATGGGATTTTGCAACTTGTACTTGGTGCGATTCTGATAGCTGCTTCATTTATACCAGGTATTGGTCAGGCTGCTCAGGTTGCATTGATAGGTGCAGGTGCTGGCATGGCTATGGGAGGGGTTGCATCAATGCTCATGCCAAAAATTGATAATACTCAAGACCAAAACCAAGACGGCAACCGTGCCAACAAAGGCTTTGGCGGTGCAGTTACCACAGTTGCACAAGGTAATCCTGTTCCAATTCTTTATGGTCAACGGGAAATCGGCGGCTTCATTGTGAGCGCAGGTCAATATCCTGAAGATCAGATGTAAATTTTAATTAACAGGCGCTTTCTAGCGCCTTTTTTATTGCGTGAGATTTCTTATGAATGCAGTAGTAGGCGCAAAAAAAGGCAGCAATAAACAACGACAACCTGTCATTTCACCAGATTCTGCACAATCTAAAACCTTTATCAAGGTTCTATATGGCTTGGCTGAAGGTGAGATTGAAGGTTTAGCTAATGGGCTTCAGTCAATTTATTTAGAAGAAACTCCACTTCAAAATGCAGATGGAAGCCTTAACTTTGAAAATGTAAAAGTTGATTTTAGAAATGGTACTAATGATCAGGAATACATTGAAGGCTTCCCGGCAGTTGAAAATGAAATCCCGATTGACGTAGAGCTTAAATCATCTACACCTTGGGTACGTTCTTTTAATAACCTTGATCTTGATGCGGTTAGATTACGATTACGTTGGGGTCCACTACGCAACCAAGACCCAACAACAGGTGATGTTACTGGCTATACCATTGAATACGCGGTGGACTTGCAAACTGATGGCGGAGCATGGTCAGAAGTATTAAGAGCAAAAATTTCAGATAAAACATCTGATAATTATGAGCGTCCACATCGTATTGACTTACCCAAAGCCGATTCAGGCTGGCTGGTTCGTGTTCGCCGAATTACTCCCAACTCAACATCCGAATATATCAGCGACAAGATGTATGTATCTGCGGTAACAGAGGTAATTGATGCAAAATTACGTTATCCAAATACAGCATTATTGGGCCTCCAGTACGATGCTGAAACCTTTGGGAATGTTGCTAAAGTTGCAATGGATACGAAAGGTAGGATTATCAAGGTTCCCACAAACTACAATCCGGTTACACGTCAATATATAGGAATTTGGGACGGTACATTTAAAGAGGCATACACAAATAACCCGGCATGGATCTATTACGATATATG